AGACAATGGTGATGTCTCTGTAATTGTAACGACATTACTGCTAACTGTTGCTGTAAAATCAGAGTCAGCATCAATTAATGTTTTTAAGTTTGTTGCTGTTTGGTTGTTACTAGATGTAGTATGAAATTTACCAGTCGTAGAAGATGTAGCGGATGTAAAAGTTGTCGTTGTACCATCTGCTTTTGTTAAAACTATTCGTGTGCCATCAGCTATGTTTGCATAATCCGTAACTGTAATTGTAGCATTACCAAATCGACCACCAAAAATATGTCTATGCCATGCTGTAACTTGTTGTTCTCTTTGATAGGTTAAACCTATAAGTTCACCATCATTTCTAACTCCCCAAATAATTTGATTAGGTTCTTGCTGATAAGCTAATTGTGTTAGTCCACCTTCAGTAATATGTTCTGCAAGAATAGTCATATCAGGTGCAATGTAACCATCAACATCAAAGTTATAAGCTAACTCTCTAATTTTTCTTTTAGCACGTTGAAGAAATAAAGTTACGTTACCTACTGCAATAGAATCTACATTAGCTGCACCATGGTTAGATTGTTTTTTAATTAATATATTTGTTGGTGTGATAGCACTATCTGTACCACCTCCTGATACTGTAAACTCACCACCAGCTGTACCAAGAATTAAAGTTCTTGTAGCTGTCATAAATCTAATTGCATTAACTTGGTTAGAAGCTATGGTATAAATAATTGCATCGTCATCGGCTACAGTACCACCAATGTTAGCATCCATGTTTTCATAATCACCTGACTTTGAAAAGAAAATAGTTTGTGGTTGTTCACTTGTTCCTGCAAACACTAATCGTTGTTCAAAAAAAGTAACACAAGAAGGATGTCCTGTAGTATCTGAAAAAGCTCCTAGTCTCCAATCTGCTGTAGCAGTTGAAGCACTTAAAGTGGAAATAATTGTAATAGTTGCGTTAGTTGTATCAGTAACTCCAGTTATCTTTGCATAACCACCATGAATAAAAACAAATCTACCAACGTCTGTAGAAAGAAAACCACTACCACTATTAATACCAGCTACTGCAGAAGCTGCTAATGATACACCAGTTCCTATTGCTGTAGCTCCAGGATTTAAAGTTGTTGTGGTTGTGTTAGCATCTTGCATTGGTCCTTTAGTAAAATCTACATCTGTTAATGTCCAAGACGTATGACCTGTACGAGATAATTTTTCTACTTCGTGTGAAGGATGAGTAATGTACATAACGTCTGCTGATTGTGCAAATTTTAAATCAAAAAGTTGTGCAGTTGTGTAAGGTGTTGTAATTTCAAAAACTTTATTAGATACACCACCAGAACTATAAGCAGTAAATCCTGTGCTATTTATATCTACTGCATCTTTATCTTGTAGTTCAAATGTATTCGTTGTTTTATCTGCAACTAAAAATCTTTTACCATTCACTTCTGTCATACCTGAAACACCAGTAATAACAACTTCATCACCATTGTCATAACCATGACTTGTTGCTGTTACCACAGCAGGATTAGCTTGAGTGATTCCAGAAATAGTTTTGTCGCCTTCTAAAACAGATCCATCATCTTTATAAACTCTTATTTTAAGATTAGAAAACTCAAGCATATACGTTTGAGTTGTAGAAAATTCAAAAGGGATTAATCTTGTTTTGTTAGCACTACTTGCTACTTCAGCTACAAAGGTAGTACCTGATCTTCTTGCTGCTGCACCATGTGGATAAACAATAAAATTTTCTAATCGTTTACAACTTGATGAATACTTGGTTAAATCATTACGACCATCTAAACGTGGTGAAAGCTCTCCACCTGTAAAGTTGGTCAGCTGTGCTGCAACTCGTGCCATGTGTTAATACCTTGAGTTAATAAAGGTACTAGATTCTATTTCATCTGTCATACCGAGATCAGGTGAAGTATTTTGACCTTCAGTTGCATCTACAAACCTAGCATCTCTTAATTTATCTTGAAATAGTTGATACATATTTTGAGTTACAGGATTAGAAGATGTAACTCCATAAGCAATGTCTGCTCCTAATGCTGCAGATAAAGTTTCTCTTAATAATTCATCGTATTCATTAGGGTCTGTAATTCTTGCTATATATAAAATTTTCATAGAAGAAGCATTACTTAAAATCTTTCTACCTTCTACTTTATGATTAGAATCATAATCTAATATTCTTAATAATCTTAAACAGTCTGCGGGTAAAGTATATTGAAAACTAAATCCCCAAGCAGGTGTATCTGTGTCTGCTGCAATCTCTATTCTTTTTTGTAAGCAGTTCCAAGGGTGTGATCTAAAAAGTGAATCTCTTACTTGCGTATATCTAGCATTACATAGTCTTGCATTTTTTGAATCTTCCGTAAGTGAAAGAATAGTTGTTGCACCTAATTGATTTAATGCTCCGTTACAAATGTCTACTACTGATGCCATAATAATTTATAATCCAAAATTTATTTAAAAGATAGGGGATTTCTCCCCTATCTTAATTACTTATTAGTCTATTACGTATTCAATAATGAAACTTAAGTCTCCAGCAGTATCACCAGCTGCATCGAATAATAATCCGACATAGTAGTAACCACCAGGATCAGAAGATTGTCCAGCATCTTCCCAGACTTTCTGACCCATCTTATTGATGTTTCTAGCTTCAAATGCTACTTCAGTTCCTGTCGTTACAGCAGCTCTAAGGCTTGTAATCGCAGAAGCATAAGCATCATCATCAACCGCAGCAATAGCTGTTGTGTATAATCCAACGTCTGTAGTATTTGTTGATCCAGAATCTAAGTCGTCATTAAACAACTTGATTGAGGAAATACTAGCATTAGTTGGTACAGGTGCTAACATTACTGTGTCAGTCGCTGATAAATCTCCTGCCGCTAAAGCAATAGTTCCCTGTGCAATTCTTTTTGCACCATGTAACTGTTGGGAATCATTCTTTACTGGCGGAGTCGCTACGAAATTCGTAACTATATCTGTATTTACGTTTGCCATAATTTATTTCCTCCTATTATGATTCTGTACATTGTACTTCAACAACTTTCGCTTCTTCCATTCTAGTAGCACCGATGCTCATGCAGTAGTACACTTGAGTGGCATAAGATTTGTCGCTTCTTTCGTCTATTCTTGCATTGACATCTTTGCCAACCGCAAGTGCGATTCCATCTTGTGCAAAAGCTATACATGATCTAGTTGTGCTAGATAATGCAAGTCTGTTTGATACAATAAAGTTAAAACCAAGGAATGAGTTTACTTCACCATTAGCCAATGCTTTGACTGTGTTGAAGTCTGAACTTGTTACCTCAGTTGTTCCTAATAGATCAGTAATCTGCTTAGGAGATACTATGATGTGTCTTGGTATAGAAGGATCTACATTACCTAAATCAAGAGTCTGTTTTGCAGTTCTTAATTTTGCAATAGTTAAACCAGCAGAACCATGTACGATTTGATTCGTATTAGCTTGGCTAGTTGATCCTGTCTCACCAGTATACGCAGTACCTAGTGCAGCAGTTATGATCACATCATCCATAGCTCTTCCCATTGCCATAGCAGCGGCTTGAGCATAAGATGAAGTCGGATCGATTAAGAGTCTTACTTTGTCTTGTTGATCGATTAAATCAGCAAATTCATAATCTGCAAGTGATACTCTACGTCTAGCGTGAGGTGTATCAATTTGCGGAGTATCTGAATGTCTGCTAGTTTTTTCTATAGCAGTTACTGAGCCAACCTGATCAAAGAAAGCATTTTTTCCTACAACACTTTCAAGTCTGACTTTGTCTCTTAATAACGATCCCATTTGTTGAGATAGCATTTGTACGTTAGCAGAATACTGCTGTACAAAAGCTGTAGTTATATTTGATGACATAATTGTCTCTCCATTTTATTGTTATTGTTAAGTTAAACAGAAAGGTTCTCCGTCAAATTGACAGGCAATTCTTGCATTTTAGTTCTGTTAGAACACAGTCTTTCCTGTTGTCATTAGGGTTCTTACGAATTGTCCTAGTAATAATCCCTTATATTAATTTAACAAAAAATACAAGGGATTAAAA